GGGCACCACCCAAACCTCTAAGTTCGATATATACACCACCCTGCTCACCATATGTGGAATCTGATTTATTACTATGTGATAGTAAAAGGTCAGCGTAATCTAAAATAACCAAATCCGGTTTATTTCCCGCTGCTATCATCTTTTCTAAGTGAGCTTCAATCTTTTTAGATGATACTCCTTTAGGTGGAAAATATTTAATAAGTAATCTACCTTTTAATTTACGGATTTTATCTTTAACATCATCTTTTCTATCTTTCAAATCAGCGGATGGGATATTTGTAAATACAGTATCATATCTCTGCCCAACATAGTGTTCTGAAAGTTCCATTGAATAGTGAACAACACTTTTGCCCGCTTTCACAGCTGCTGCTCCCAATGCTGCCAATACCCAAGTTTTACCAACGCCGGATGGTGCTACAATAACTCCCAATTCACCTGGCCCTAAACCGCCATCCATTATTTCATTGATAGCATCCCAATCAGTTGGGGTTGTACTTCTATTGATATCTTCTATTCTATTTTCATAATCTAAAAGATAATCATGTCCTAAATCGGATTCAATACCAACTTTTAAAGCCTTATCAACTAAATCTTTAATTCTATCGTAATTACCCGCTTTAAGTAAATCTACCGATTGAACAATTGCCTCTTTAATGTTTTGATTAATACAAAAGGCACTAAATTCATTCTTTACATATTGTAAATCAGTATCACCTACTGCAGTATATATTAACTTAAGTTGGTCAACTACAGTCTTTTTAATTGATGGATTATCTATTTTAGAAATTTCAACTTTAAAAACATCTAAAGTAGGAACTCCCTTATATTGATTATAATATTCTAATATTTCACCAATTATCCACTTATTTGCTTCTGATTCGAAAAACTTCTTATGTATAATCTCATGCAATGTATCAATCAATTTCACATCAGAAAGTAATGCCGAAACTACTTTTGACTGAAACGATTGTCCAAATTTGGATAATGTATCTTCTGAGTTCATTTATTTTATTAAAATTGTTTTACAAATATACGAATTTTGTATGAGATTACAAAATTTATTTAACTATTATATTTGTGAATGTTGAAGTCAACCAACTATTTATATCTTTCCAGTTCTGAAGTATTTTGTATTTCATTCCTACTTTTAGGAATTCCATTTTATCGAATTTCTTATTAGGTTCATTAAACCTATCCAAAATTTTTAATCTATTTTGAATTGATATTGATGGTTCAGCCAAAGACATGATTTGTTTATTTCTCAACACAATATCTTTACTATCCATTATATCTTTATAAATTTTAGATTGACCGATTCGTTCTCTACATAATTGAAATAAATCATCAAATGTAAAATTTTTATCATCAGCCAATTCAGGAAATCTCTTTAATACAGTCTTTAATCCACATCCTTTTACACCAGGAACATTATCAGAATTATCACCATCTAATGTTCTAAATAATAAAAGGTTTTGAGGCCACATTCCCCACTCATCAAATACCATTTGCCTATCGTAAAATTTCTTTTTAGTTGGGGAATACACTTTGGTTGTTTCATTTACTAATTGTAAAAAATCTTTATCAGTAGATGCTATTACAACCTCTTCACCTTCTTTTTTTATTTCAGTAGCAATGTATGCAATTGCATCATCAGCTTCCATACCATCATATATCATTGTAGTAACAGGTAGATAATCCAATATATCAGCCAACCATACGAATTGACGTTTCATAGATACACTTTCATCTTCCTCATTCATCATTTCAGGATATTGTCTATTAACTCTGAATCGATTCTTACCTCTTTCAGATTTATATCCCTCATAGATTTTTTTGCGTGAGTTAGAACCACCCTTACCATCAAAAATAACTACAACTCTAGTTGGATTAAATTGGCGTATTTGTGCACCTATTGAATTAAGTGTTCCCGTTACACCACCAATATGGTCACCATCCTCATTCATAGCCGGATTTGTTGTCCAGCTACGAATGAAGGTGTTGAGACCATCAATGATAAGAACTTTACTATTACGCACTCTTAAGTGTGATGTTTCATGTTCTGATTCTACTTCGTTAAGAAGCTTTTTGTATAGTTCTTTCATTTGTTTTTTGTAACCTTTATTTTTTACTTAGAAAAGTATTTTTCAATTGCTTCCAATCTATCATCTGCATCTATCAACATATGAAGAGCTTCCTCAGCGTTGTTATAGAAATCTTTTGTAGAATGGTCACCAATACCTACACCTTTTGTTCCTAATAAATCTAAGGTTAAAAGTGCTTTTGCTTTATCAGCTTCGGCAGATGTTTTTAGCATTTTAATTAAATTTTCATTCATAAATCTAATTTTTGTTTTAATCACCGATTACTTCCGAATCTACTATGAGATTATCAGTATCCAATGAATCTTTTTTGTATTGTAAAATAGTTGCTTCACAAATCCTTTTATAAATTTGCTCTTTAACTTCCTGATTAGCTTCTAATGTAGAAGGAAAATCTTTTGATTGAAACTTAATCACTTCGCCCGTATCAATATCAGTATATTCATACCAAGCTCCACTTTGTTTAACAATACCATTATCCTTCATCATTCCTAACCAAGCACCATAGTTATCAATTCCTCTATCAAAGAAGATATCGAAATCTGCTGAACGTAATGGTGGTCCCATACGATTCTTTACAACCTGGCATCTTACTTTAATACCTACGATTCTATCGTTACCATTTTCTTTCGCCTTAATCGTTCCCATACTCTTTAATCTTAAACGAACTGATGCATGGAAAGCGATTGCTTTACCACCACTCGTTGTCCAAGGGTCAGAGAATGGCATTGCGTTCATCTTCTGTCTTAATTGGTTTGTGAAAACCAAAGTGATTTTTTGTCTACCAATTAAGTTAGTGATTTTACGCATTGCTTTGGAAATGATAATTGCTTTATCCGTAGCGTAACCATCCTTACCATAATCAGCTTCCATCTCCTTTTCAGTTGATGCTGCTGCTACTGAATCCACAACGATTGTTACATATCTATCTTTTGAGTTGGTTCTTACCTTTTCAATAATAGTTTCAGTATATTCAAAACATTGTTCAACAGTCTCAGCCGTTACATAAAGTAATTTGGTTGTATCTACTCCAATGGCTTCTAAGAATTCTCTACTTACGGCGTTCTCCGTGTCAATCAATACAGCGATACCACCTAACTTTTGTGTTTCGGCAAGTAAGTGAGCTGATACTAATGATTTACCACTTTGTTCCAAACCCGTAACTTCGGTAATTCTACCAACAGGTAATCCACCATAAGGTCTATTAGAGATTGCTACATCCAACATTGATGCTCCAGTTGATACCCAACCTTCTACGTTTGTAGGGGAGTCATTGTTGTCCAAAAAGAATGCTATCTTTTGGTCTTTTGCTTGTTTGTTAAGGGACTCGGCGAGTACTTCCGCCAAGTCTATTTCCTTAGTTGCTTTCGCCATAAATTTTTGTTATTAAGAATTGAATAAATCATCAAAAGCTGCTGCCACATCATCTAATTTCTTAGCTGGTGCTTCTGCTTTTGGCGCTTCGTGTGTTCCACCCATATCATGCGATACATCTTTGTTAGATGATGCTGATGGTGATTTAGAAAGTTCTTCTGTTGATGTTGATGTTACTGAATCATCTTCACCCGCAGATGGATTTAACCAACCTTCTAACACACTTTTCAATTCTGCATAACTTAATTCAGAATAAAGTTCGGTAATGTTTTTTTGTTCGTTTAGAAACTTATCAGTTAGCTCTTTAGTATCAGTTAATGCTGATTCTTTTGGTTTAACTCTGATAGTTGTTACAGGATACGAAGTTCCACTATCTTCTGCTGAAACGATTTCAACAACGATATCTCTTCCTTCATTTGGGTCAGTAATATCACCATAATCCGGGTCAGCGATGTAACCTAAGATTTCTTGATACACTGTCTTACCAAATCCCCAAAAACGAACACCTTCACCTTCTTCACCTCTTACCAATACAGGTACGAAAGTTCTAAGTTTCGGCTCCATTTTCTTTGCTGCCTTCCAATCTTCCTTATCACCCATTCTTTTAAGTTTCTCAGCGAACTCAACGATAGGGTCAGGTCTTCCGAAAGATGATGGTGAAAGATAAGTTTTGTTGTTGATTCCGTAGTGGAATAATAATTCGATAAAAGGATTTTCCTTGTTAAATTTGTAAGGAACTAATCGAATTTGATGTTTGCCAGGAGTTGGCTTCCATTGTTCTACAGTCTTTGATGTAGTGCTTTGTAGTTTGTTCAGTCTACCTCTGATTGCGTCTAAGTTAATAGCCATTTTTTTGAGTTTTAAAGGTTTATAATTTAAAGTTTTAAGGTTTATTCTGAGTGCGATTACGCAACTCTTTTATTACCTATAAATATATTGTAATTACAAATATACAACAAATTTTTCGGATTTCCTAATAAATTATTGAATATTTTTGAACATTTGTGGAACTGTGCCATATACCGGTAATTTACCATCCCATTTGTTAATATACTCCAATTGTAACAATAATGGAGTTAGGGTTACTTGCTTCATTCGGTTTGATTCAGCCTCAGCTTTTGCCGATGTCAACATAGCCTGAGCGTTACCTTCTGCGGTTGCTACTTTAATCTTTGCCTGTGCTTCAGCGGTTTTAACTTCATTTTCTGCTCTCAATGCTGCCTGAACTGCGTTATTCTTAGCCTCAATTGATTTCTTAAATGTTTCAGGATAAATTAGGTTTGATGTGAACTGATTAATAACAAATCCTTCTTTAAGTAATTGGGCATCCAACAATCTACGAACCTCAACTTCGAATATTGCCCTATTTGAAATCAATTCATCTGCAGTATATTTGTTAGTTGCTAATCTGAATGCATCATACACAGCGGTCTTTAAAAAACCTTCCTCAATATCAGCCAATGGTCTACGATACTTAGCGAAGATTGCAGGAACTTTATCCCTTTGTACTGAATAGTTCATAATAGGTGATACATTAAATTCAGAACCATCCTTTGAATTTACAATGAATGAATTATCAGCATCCTCTGTTTTTTTATATTCTTTGTGCTGAATATATGTTGGAAACTCATATACTTTTGTTGTAAGTGGATTATAGAATACCATACCGGTAACTGCTACTACATCATCTACACCTTTGTTATCACCATATTGGTTTACTTTAACACCAACATATCCCGCATCAATTCTCTCACACGAATTGAATAATACTACTAATAGGATAAAACCTACTACACTTGCTCCGATTGCTTTAATCATTTTTTTAAATTTTAATTGTTGTTCTAATTTTTGTTGTTGTAATTCCTCTTGAATTTCCCGCTGCCTTTGTGCATACCTTTCTTCAAACGATTCAAATGCCATATTATTTTGTTTTTAGTTATTACATACCATAACCACCCATTTGTGGGTTTGGTTGTTTATCTTTTTGTTCCGATTTAATACCAACTACACATTCAGTTGTAAGTAATAATCCAGCAATAGATGCTGCATTTTCTAATGCCAAACGAGTTACCTTTGTAGGGTCAATAATTCCCGTTTCAATCATATCAACATACTCATCGATTCTAGCATTATATCCAAAGTTTCCACCCAATTCTTTTACTTTATTGATAATAACATCAGGCGAACCACCTGCGTTAGAAATAATGGTTTTAAATGGTGATTGAATTGCTGATTGGATGATATTAGCTCCCAATTGTTGGTCAGCGTTTTCCAAATTGATATGAAATCCGGTATTAATCAATACATCAGCTGCCTTCAACAAAGCAACTCCACCGCCAGGTACAATACCTTCAGCCACCGCTGCTCTTGTTGCATGTAGTGCATCATCTACTCTATCTTTCTTCTCTTTCATTTCAGTTTCGGTAGATGCTCCGATGTAAAGGATTGCCACACCACCTGCTAATTTAGATAATCGTTCTTGTAACTTTTCTTTATCATAATCAGATGTTGATTTATCGATTTGTGCTTTGATTACATCGATACGAGCTTTAATAGCCTCAGTAGTTCCACCACCATTTATAATAGTAGTTGTATCTTTATCAATTGTAACCTTTTCTGCACTACCCAACATATCTAATGTTGTATCTTCCAACTTCATTCCTAATTCTTCACTAATAACACTACCACCTGTTAGAATAGCAATATCATTCAACATCTCTTTTCTTCTATCACCAAAAGCAGGTGCTTTAACGGCTGCTACTTTAAGAGTTCCTCTCATTTTATTCACAACCAATGATGCCAATGCCTCACCTTCAATATCTTCAGCGATAATCAATAAAGGTTTGCCTGTTTGTGCGGTTTGCTCCAATACGGGTAAGATTTCTTTCAATGATGAAATCTTTTTCTCATATAAAAGGATATATGGTGATTCTAAATCAGCATCCATC